GATGTCAGAAAATCTTTCACCATACTCTCCGCGGGCAGAACCTTTACGGAAAACTTTAGTACCATTAGCCAAGTACTTGTTGTCCAAGTATTTAAAGTTGTCATTATCAACTAATTGTACTGTATAGATGTATCCATCTCCAATAGGAAGGATATCTTCTGTAGGTACAACATACATCTCAGCTCCATTGTATTTGTCATATGTGATGATATCACCATGTCCAAATTCTCTGCGGCTTAACTTAAGGCGGAAAGTTGTTCCATCCACACCTTTGAAAGTGTTATCTGGCTCAATATCCTCAATGATGTAAGCTAAGTCTACAGACACTGGAGTCTGCCACTTATACTCACCACGAGCATTATCAACCATAATTACATTTTTACCACCAAAGCTAGACATTTGGTAAAGAGGCATTTCCACCTTCTGAGCCATAGCCCAAAGGTCTACCGGACCTAAGTCCATTGGTTCTGCATCCTTCAACATGTTAACCAAGTGGTAAGAGTCTACGTGTGAACTAGCATTGTAGTTGGTATCCCGTAGAAATATACCATTGTTTAAAACTGGAGTTGCCATTTTTATTTGTTATTTAAATTGTTACTAATTAAAATCTCTTGAACATATTAGATCTTGAGATAGTTCTTTGTTGAGGTTTTGCTGTACCTCTCTTTTGTGGTTCAACATCTTCCATTGAAGATGATGAAGTTAATTTTCTAGACTCTTCAGTCTTTAATTGTCTTACTACTTTTTCTGTGGCTTGTTTACCACCCATATCTTTGATTTTACTTTTATATCCATCTGGATCTGCAAGTAACCAAAGAGCCTCAGCAATAAGATCATGTCTTGGTTCTACAAACTGATACTTCTCTAGTAAGTGTCCAAGCATGTTTGTTTGTTTACCAGAAATTGAAGGGTAGTTAGGTTGAACTAATCCTGAGTATAACATACTCTGAATTTTTTTGTCAAGCTTAACACCATTGATTTCACCTGCTGCTAAAGTATGATATACATTATCAGTATATGCTTTAGCTTGCTTAGCTTGCTGTTCTTTTCTTGATTCTTGTTCAGCTAGCTGTCTTGCAATTATTTCTTCTTGCATTCTATCTAACTTAGGTTTGAACTGATTAGCTTTTTGTTCTAGCTTACCAAGATCAATCCAATCTTCAATTTCAGCTTCAATCTCTTCAGAGTTACCGAAGTTTGTTGCATATAGATATTGTCTTGCAATTTCAGCTTGATCATATTCATCTGAAGGATCAAGTTGTACAATCTCTTCTACATGTGCTAGAGTTCTAAATAGACCTTTAAGATCTTGTCCTCCATCAGCAACATACTTGGCTGCAATTTGAAGTTCTTCCGGAAGAGAGTTAAAGAATTCTTTTGGTGTGTCTTCTCTAACTTTGTTTTCTCTTTCTTGGAAGTTTGCTTCAAATAACTCTCTGAAATCTTTAGTAGTATAATCCTCTAATGGTTTATCATCATCAAAAGGAATTAATGTACCTTCCTCAATCATTTTAATTGCTAGTTCAGCAAGACCTGATTTATCTACTTTAGGTCTACCTTTGTTACCAGCATCTTCTTCTTGAGAAATTAAGCCATCAAGTTCAGCTATTGTTTCTTCAACTTCTGCTTTCTTTTCCTTAGCTTCCTGTCTTTCTTCAGGAGTAGCCTTGGGGTTGTCAAGGAACGTAGTGTCTACTTCTTCTTTAGAAAATAGACTTTTAGGTTTGTCTTCAGTCTTACCATCTTCAGGAAGCATTACACTTTCTGCACCGGGCATTCCAAAGATTTCATCAATGTTTACATCTACTTGATCTACCTTTGTAGTATCAAGAACCTGGGTTTCCCCAGTTGGATTGTTGGTTTTTTCCATGTTGTTGGTTTTTGGTTATACTTTAATATACAAAATAAACTTGATAAATTTAAAAGAAGCAATTAATTTTTTTGTACTATATAGCTAACTACTTCTTTTTATTTTCTGAATTTGGTTTATCAAACTTATTTTTATTAACTCTGGCTATCTCAAGTTGCTTATCTGCTATGTCTTGTTGAGCTTGTATCTTTCTTTCCTCAAGTGACATCTTCTGAGATTGTCTCATGTTTTCATTAGACTGTTTCTCTCTTTGCAATTGTGTTTGTTCTTGATACTGCTCAGTCTGGCGGATTTCTTTCATAGCATCTGCATAGTCAGATTGTTCATTCTTATTTAAATCAGCCATAGAACCATAACCTGCAGCTCTAATCTCAGCTACTAAGATATCTCTCTGTCTGTTTTTCTCATTCTCAGCAGCTTGAGCATCAATTTTCATTTTTTCAATCTCTTGTTGTGATTGACTTTGTTGTTCTTGCATTTGCTGTTGTTGCTGCATTTCTTGATCTTTCTGTTGTTGTTGTTTCTGTTCAGAAGATTTAAGAGCATTATTAAGTTCAGAAATAGATTCTGATTGTACTACTTTACCAAGATCATAGATAGAGGCACCTGTAGTATTATTCTGCATTGCCATTTGTTTTAACTGTTCTAGTACAGCTCTATGATTTGCAGTAGTTGTTATAAATATATTTAGATCTCTGAGTAGCAAGTCAGTCCCGTTAATCTGGAAATTAACTTTATCATCTGCTCCAGTAATATAACTTAGTCTACTAGATGGTTTTGTAGAATGATAATACTGAGCTAAGTCAGTACGCATCTGATGTACTCTAGGCATTAGATAATCACAGTGTTGAATAAAGAAAACTTCAGTTTGTGCATATGATGCTGCAGCAGCTTGTTCTACTCCGGTAGCTGTCATTTGTGCAATCTGTTGTCCCATTCTTTGAGGGTTTACCCCTATAACTTCATAGGCCTGTTGTTTAAAATGATTAGCTAACTGAATTCTAGACATCAACCTTTCTGTCTGAGATAGGTCAAGTTTTTGGAAATGCTGAAAGTTTAGAGCATTCTCTGTATTAGTAATACTAGTATCTAATGGAAGCATCTGGAAATTCTTCATAGCAACATAAGCTTTTGCATAATTTCCTTTACCCCAATCTTCACCTAGTGAATGTCGTGGAAGAGTATTCTGATCTAACATAATGATAGTACCAAGTTCATCAACTAAGATGTCTGCAATCTGATTGTTAACTATATTATAACCAATCTGATATGGCTTCATTAAGTCAATTAATGCAGTTGACTTGGTATTTCTATCTGAGAACACAGCACCTTCCACCGGTAACTTACAGCCGTATAAGCTATTATCTCCTTTAAACTGAAATCTTAATGGACCAATATGGTTTTTATCTACACCAATATATATAGGAGAGAAACCACCAGGGTTATTCATACCCCAGAAAGATGGAATGTTTGGTCCAATTTTTACACCACCCCATACCTCATTAATCCAAATCCAATCAATATGCTCACCAAAGATTAGGTTATCTTTAGTTTTATTTTTCATCAACCTAGTATCATAAATAGGCTTGTCATCTATCTTATAATCTTCAGTGATTACTTCATTAATAACTTCACCATTATCTGCTATTTTAGTTAAGTGTCCTATTTTGCGTTGTGACTTCCAGTAACCTGTAGTTACTCTTAACAAGTATGCAGTACCTTGATCAAAGTAATCTTCACCCTCAGACATAATCTGAGCAATAATATCTCCACCATCTAAGATAGATCCAGAACGCATTGTAGTATACTGTCTGTAAGCTAGTGATGGCATGTTAACATTCCACTCATGACTTTTAGTACCATCATAATAAGTTCCGTCATTCTGATATCCACCAATTATATAACCTGCTGAACGGATAGGATATACATTCTCTAGTGCTTCTAATTGCTCTTCTGTCATTATATAACCATAACGGTCAATAACATCTGCAACAGTTAGCATGTCTATTTTACCTACCCAGTTAGCTTGAGAAATATATCTAGCATCAGGAGACTTATGGTAAAATGTAATAGGAGGATTCCACAACTCTACTTCATAATCATCTTCCATCATACGGAAGTGCCAGAACTCTCTATCTGTAATAAGCATGTCACGGAAACCTCTTTCCTCAAGCTCATCCATTTTGAATCTCTCAACATCTACTTTATGTTGATGTGTAGCCCATTGCTCTGCCATAGATCTGTAATCTTTTTTAAAGAAAGATTCAATCTCTGGTAATGATTTTAATGCATCTGGTGCAAGTTGTTGTTGTGCTTCTTCTGATTCAGGATCTAAACCTTGTTCCATCAAAGCTGCAGATATTTTAACTTGAGCATCTGCCAAAAGAACTTCTTCAACAGCAGCTCTTTTTTGCTCAATCATTTCATTGTATGAATACTCATCTATTGCACGGTATGTAAGTTTAGTTGCTCTTTTTGCAAATTCAGCTACTAGAACATTAATAACATTTGGTATAATTGGATAAAACTTTAACTCTAATGCAGATGCATCTTCTTTAGTTAGTACTTCTACTATATCTCTGTACTCATTATCTTCTTCAACAATATAATCTGTTCTATCAATTATCCCTTTAGCCAGTTTATAGTTCTTCATTAATCTTCTGGCATTTCTGCGGATTTGTTTCAAACCATTCCACTCTAACCAGTCAAGATTCCAGGCAGCCCACTCATCATCTTTAGATTCTTTTGATAAGAACTGAAGTGGCTGTGTAATACTACCCATCCTATTATGTGATGTCTTTACACCTTTCTTAGCTTGTAATGCGTTGATAATTTGCATATCTTCTATTTAAAATTTTTAAATGGGGATCTTTTAACTCCCTGTCCATTAGCATAAAATGATTTACCCATATGCCGGAACGGACTACTCTTTAATTTAAACAAATTTTCTGACTTTTGCAAGTTTTTAGCTGCATCATCCATTATTGTTCTTCTTGTATAACCTCTATTTGAATGCTGTATTTTCATAAATGCAACAAGTGCACAGAATGAAACTAGCCTATCCACGTTCACTCCATCAGCATATGCTCTCATTTCTTTAAGCAACATTGGATCAGGAATTCTTTCTATACCATATTTGGTTCTAACTATAGTACCATCTGTCTTTGTTTCAACATCTAGTTCTTCCTTAGTATATTCTATAGCATAACTAAGAAGGTGAGCTTTGAATAAAGTGCCGGTATTTTTCCAGCCATATTCCTGGAATACATTAGCATTAGCTCCTAGATCTTTTAAGAACATAATCTGACTCTTAGGTACCAAGTATCTTTGTTTCTTTCTAGATATCATATACTGGATAAATAATGAGATGTTGTTCTCTATTACTGTCCATGCATTATACCATTCTATAATGAGCTCTAGTTTCTGGTGAGTTTTATTTATATCATCAAATCTGCCACACCATGCAGCTACAATTTTATCTGGTTCTATATAAGTCTCTGTTTCTGTACCTGTTACTTTAGTTACTTCTACCGGTGCTTTCATTACATATATAGAACATAATGATTCTGAGGTAGTTGTCTTACCCTCAGACACGGGGTCAATAGATGCATAATACTGTCCAAATGCAGGATCAGCTATTGGTCTTTCCCATACAACAAGTACACCTGTTTTATCCTCTGTATTCTTAGTTACAGGAAATTCCATTATAGGTCTTTTATTAGAGGCTTTGACAGTGGGTTTCCCGTTCTCATCTGTTGATATATCTAAGAACTCATATGCATATTCTTTATCTTCTATTCTTCTTTCCTGAGCTGTAACAAGATGGGTTGGAAATACGGATACTGTTCTATGTGCAAATGCTTCTTCTACATTTCTTGGATGCTGAGAGATTCTTAACTGGTATGTCTCTGGATCTAGTTCTTTTTTCCAAACTTCAAATTGTCTGTCTAAAGCTTCTAAGGCTTCAGTAACAAGTGAGTTACCATATTTATCTATGTATGGAGGCATAGACCATTGCTCAGGAATGAACAGTCCGGATAAACCAATAGTACCTTTAGAGTCTATAAGATTTGATTCTACAGAATAGACATCATTATCTAAAGGCTTTACAATCATTTTTCTTAATGGCTCACATTGAGATAAGTCACCCACAGATCCTGCAGCAATAAACATCCCTGTAGTAATTAAACCAGATCTCATGGCAGGACGCATATACTCATATGTCTGATCCATCTTAGGAGCAATCCCAGCCTCTTCATGGAAGAAGTATTTAACCGGACCCCCTACACCATTTGTTGGATCTTTCTCAAATGACATACCTTGTATAGTACCCTTAAGACCTACCTCAGCTTTTCTGTTACCCTTTCTGACTTCAATCTTCTGCTGCCACATCATTACTTTGTCTGGTGACATTGGACGGTACCATGCAGTGTGTTCATTTAAGAATGCTGCATATTCTTGTAAGAACTTCCAAGATCCTTTCTCATTTATATAATCTTTAAGACTTGCTCCAACTTTAAGAGTAACACCCGCTTCAAACCATTGCTGGTTAATAAGTTTACCCATATGGTAGTAGGAAGATGCTATCTGACGTTTCTTTAAAATAGCTACATGCTTATAGTTTAGTTCTGCTAATAGTTCATATAGTGCCATATGATACTGAGC